TTTAATGTAGGAACTATTGCCATTCAAATTGATGTCACTGCAACAAATTCTACAAACAACGGTCAAACGATAACTGGTGCTCTTGGAAGCACATCTATTGATATTCAATCAAAAGTATTTCCAACTGGAATAGCTATGGCAGGTGCTTTAGGCACAGCAGATGCTAGTCCTGATGCATTAGCTAGCACTAATCATGCTATAATGGGTCTAGGATCACTAGATGCATTTAACCAACAAGGTTGGGGTAGACAAGGTTGGAATGTAAATGCATGGGGTGTTGAAGGTCAATACGCAACTGCAACTCCTACAGGCATAGCGATGACTGCAGCTGAAGGAACTTTAGCGTCTACAGGAACAGCCACATTAACTCTTAATACTTTAAATGTTGCTAACGCAACTTTAGGTCAAGCAGACCCTGCACCTGATGCAAATTTATTAAGTCAGTTAGCTACTATGTCAACTGGCCAATTAGGATTTCAAGGTGATGTACCACAGGATGTAACAGGCATTGCAATGTCTGCAAACCTAGGAACTGTTGTAGCAGTTCCAGCACAAGAAGTAGATGTTACAGGTCTTTCAGGTCTTGCAAGAGTAGCTTCTGTTACCGCTGCAATTCATGTAGATGTACAGGTTACAGGAAATGCCTTGACTATGACTCAAGGTAGTGGTAATGCTTTAATCTGGAACGAAGTAAATACAGGTTCAGCGCCTATTACGCCTCCAGGATGGAGAGAAGTAGCTGCATAATGAGTTTGACACAAACTCAATTTTTTAGTAAATTAACGTGAATAAGGAATTTAAATTATGGCAAATTCAACATCAGCTAATTTAAAATTAACTGTACAAGCAACTGGTGAAAACTCAGGAACTTGGGGACAAATTACAAATACTAACCTACTAATCCTAGAACAAGCGATTGGTGGTTTTACAACTTTCAACGTAACAAATGCTAGTAGAGCACTTACTTTTACAAATGGTGCTTTATCAAATGGTAAAAATGATGTTATTAAATTAACAGGTACGCTAGCAGGAAATTTAAATGTTACAATTCCAGATTCAATTGAAAAAGTTTACAACGTTCAAAATGCATGTGACCATGCAGGAAACACTTTAACTTTTAAAACTACATCTGGAACAGGTGTTCTTTTATGTGAAGGAAATAATTACGTATTATATTCTGATGGTACAAACGTTGTAAAATTATCTGAACAAAGAAACTGGAGAGCAGTGTCAGCAGCAGAAACAGTCCAAGCTGGTGCTAAACTTTTAGTAAATACAAATGGTGGAGCAGTAACAATTACGCTTCCAGCATCGCCTTCCACAGGAGACGAAGTACATTTTGTGGATCAAGGTTATGATTTCAATTCTAACGCATTGACAGTTGGAAGAGCAGGATCTAATATAGCTAATTCAGCAGCGGATCTTGTGGTTAATACACAAGGTGCAGCATTTGGATTAGTATATTCAGGTGACGCTACAACAGGATGGACTTACACGGAGAAATAATATGGCAAATTACGAAGCAACAAAATACGATTTTTCAGGAGCAAACCTTACAGGTATCGAAGGGATCCCTACGGCAACTATTGTGCCATGGTCTTCTTCTTCAGTGCCAACAGGTTTCTTAGAATGTAATGGTGCATTAGTTTCAAGATCAACTTACTCTGCATTATTTGCTATTATAGGTACAACTTATGGAGCTGGAGATGGTTCATCTACTTTTAAATTACCTGACTTACAAGATAACGTAGCAGTTGGAAAATCAAACAATAAAAGCTTAGGTTCAACTGGTGGAGCAAACACAGTTCAGTCTACTGGAAACGTAGCAGGATCAACTGCAAATGCAACTTTATCAGAATCACAACTTGCATCACACGATCATGATGCTAGATTTAGAGGTGGATCACCAATTGGTGTTCCTAACTATCCACTTCAATGGTCATGTGATCAATATGCAAACCCAGGAAATTCAGGGCAAACCAACCCTCAAAAACTAGCAACGATAAATGCTGGTTCAGGTAGTGGTCACTCGCATAATATGAGTGCTAACTTTGTTGGTGATTCAACTTCAGTTTTGCAACCATATTTAGCAGTAATTTATATTATTAAAACGTAGGAGAAAAAATGGCAACGAACGCAACATGGACAGTAGTATTTGAAGACAAGACAATCATCAAACAAAGTGGTGCTGATGCAGGTCAATATGTTATTGATGATAATGCTTTTTGGTCTAGAGCGGACTACCAAAATTTTTGGGCTATTCAATATGGAACTTCACCTGCTTCAGATGAAGTGGAGCATAGAGATGGAACTCCACACACATCTTGGGAAAGCACAGGATTATCTTTTTCAGAGTTTACAAACAAATGGGACGCAGCTCATTTAGCTTTTTTACAAAGTAATTGGGATAATGATGATAGAGATGAGTCTGAAAAAGGCCCTAGACCTACTTCTTATTCTTCAAGTTAATTACGTAGCTCTCACATTAAGCCAAGAAGTCAAAAGATATTTTTCACCAGATATAGGTGGATTACCTCTGTGAACATATGGAAAACCTGCAGGCCAAATAACTATTCTACCTGTTTTAGGTTTTACTCTTTTAGAAAAATGTAAAAACTCTGTTTCTCCACCTTCTTCTACATCATTTAAATATACAGAAAAAACAAAACTTCTTGGTTCCATACCCCAGCCTTTTCCATGTTCAATATGCCAAGTATGATAACCTTCAGTTTTTAGTGTTTTTTGTATTTTTAATTCTGTAAAATGAAAATCAGGATAACAGTCTGATGCTCCAGTATGTTTAGCATAATGTTTAAAAGCTACNTCAAAATTAATTATTAAACTTTTTAAATTTTGCCACCAAACTTTTATATTTTGTGGACCTGCAAAATATTGTTTATCTTGTTTAACTAAAATAGGAGAATCTTCAAACTGAATTCTATCTAGTGTTTTATTAAATTTATCTTGATTTTCAAACACTTCTATTGCTTTATTGCATTCATCTTTTGATATGTAATTATCATATATTCCAATAAAATTTTCTATGCTGTGTGTTTTTTCTTTATTCTCCATCAAGTATCCTCTCTATATTTTCTACAATTAATTTTGGATCTATCTCAGAAGAATCTGGGTAGTCCGATCTTATGTTTATATTTTTTTCATATCCAAACATTTTTGGAGATGAAACTCCCCAAAGACATACACCTTTTTTATTAAAATGTCTATTGGAACACATATGCATTAAAGAGCTATCTATGGATATAAAAGCAGAACAGTATTTAGCATATACCATAAAAGATTCATAATTTTCTTGGGGCATTTCTAAACAACCAACAATTTTAGGTTGGTGCTCTAATCTATAATTTAAAATATTCATAAAAGGGTATTTGTTTTTTAAAATATCTACAACCTCTTGACCATAATTNTATCCTCTATTTATTTCTTTAATATTACTNTCTCCTCCTTGAAATTGAACAATTATAAATTTATTTAATTTTATAATTTCTGATTTTAATTTTTTTTCTAACTGTTCATTAATATATAAATCAGGTTCTTTTTTATATTCTTTAACACCATACAGTTCTGCAAACGAATCTATTAAATGTGTATCTCCTTTTAAAAAATTACTATTGTAAGGTTCTCCACAAATAATATTTTTATATTTTTTATAATGATAATGAGAGGTATCTGTTAAAAAACTATTGTCATATAAAAATTGTCTTACTACTTTTGGGTGATATTTAAATACTGGGTATAAAGAACTTCCTATACAAATCTTANTTTTTTCTTGTTCGTATAAACCATTGATTATTGCAGTAAATGCAATTTGTTTACCTAGACCTCCATATACAAAATATAAATTTGGTTTACTCATAACAAAAATTAGCCATTGCGTATCTTGTTGCAGTATTCTCACTAAATTGTAAAGAAGCATGATACAACTTTGCATCAAAAATTATAGCCCTGTTTTCTTTAAATCCAACATGTGTATTTATTACAGCTCTATTTGAAGGAACAACATCATAAAACCCTGTTCCACTATTAACAAGATGTTCCCCTTTTAAATATATTAAACAATTAAAATAATTATCATCATTGTGAGGAGTTGGGTCTTTGTGTTTTGTACTTAAAAAATATGAAGATTCAGTTTTATCTGGATTGTATTTAAGATCATATGTTTTCAAATTGTCATGCATTTCTTTTAAGGCAAAATGATCCTTATCTATATTTTGATAAAAGTATATTTTTTGATATATGGTATTTTTTTGATCGTTAAATCTGTTAGTAAAATTAATAGCTGACAGTTGATTCTGTATTTTTTCTAGAGTTTCTGATTTAAAAAAATTATCTTTTACTATTATTTTGTCTTTTATATCCATATATATTTTGTCTTTTTTCCGACTTTCATTATGTATAAAACTAATATATAAAGCACTATATGCTACAAAAATTAAATTTCAAGCCTGGTTTTAATAAAATGGTTACAGATTCGGGAGCCGAATCTCAATGGGTTGATGGTGATTTTGTTAGATTTAGATATGGTTTACCTGAAAAAATAGGTGGATGGAATCAATTAAGTATTGCAGGAGAGACTCTACCAGGAGCAGCTCGTGCACAGCANNCTTGGACATCACTTGCTGGTGAAAAGTATGCAGCAATTGGAACATCACAAGGTTTATTTTTATATTATGGTGAACAGTTTTTTGACATCTCTCCATTAGACACAGCGATAACAGGATGTACTATTTCTACAACCACTTCATCAACAACAGTAACTATTCACAAAGGTTCTCATGGTTTACTTGCGGGAAGATATATTACGTTATCCTCTGTTACTGTTACAGGTGCATCTGATTTTACTGCAGCAGAATTAGAACAATCTTATGAAATTTTAACAGCGGCTACAGATAGTTTTACTATTCAAGCTTCACGTGCTGAAGGAGGATCTGGTATGTCTGCAGCTGGAGCTGCAACAGTCAATCCTTATGTTACGGTAGGACCAACTAATCAAACAACTGGTTATGGTTGGGGTACGTTAACATGGGGAGCTGAAACATGGGGCACAGAAAGATCTACAAGTTCTGTAGTTCTAGATCCAGGAAACTGGAGTCTTGATAATTTTGGAGAAGTATTGGTTGCAACCATTAGAGATGGAGAAACTTTTACTTGGAATGCAGGAGCATCAAGTGCTAGAACAATTAGAGCTTCGAAATCAACATCAGGTTTTTCTACATCAGCTAATCCAACGGCATCAAGATTAACACAAGTGTCTGACAGAGATAGACATNTATTTCATTTTGGAACCGAAACAACTATTGGTGATCCTACAACTCAAGATCCAATGTTTATTAGATTTTCAAATCAAGAAGATTTAAATACATATACACCTACATCTACAAACACAGCGGGTACATTTAGATTAGATAAAGGAAACAAAATTGTAGGAGCTGTATCAGGTAAAGATTATACTTTAGTTTTAACAGATAGCTCCGCATATTTAATTCAATTTGTTGGTCCACCATTTACATTTAGTGTTAGACAGATTGGTACAAACTGTGGATTGATTGGACAACATGCATTAACTTATTCTGATGGTAAAGTATTTTGGATGTCAGGTGAGGGTGGTTTCTTTTTGTTTGATGGTACTGTAAAATCATTACCATGTCTTGTTGAAGATTTTGTATTTACAACAACAGGAGATAATCTAGGTTTAAACTTTAATGCAAATGATGTTATCTATGCAGAACACAATACACTTTATGGNGAAGTAAATTGGTTTTATCCAAANNNNGGATCAGANCANATTGATNGATGTGTNACNTATAATTATNNTGAAAATGTTTGGACNACTTCATCATTAGCAAGAACTACTTACGTTGATACTGGAGTATTTAACGTGCCTTATGCAACAGAGTATAATTCAACTGCAACACCAGTATTTGCTGATATATTAGGAATCACCAATACTTATGGAGCATCAACATACTATGCTCATGAGGTTGGCACAGATCAAGTTAATAGTTCAGGAACAACATCAATTAACGCTTTTATACAATCTGGAGACTTTGATATTACACAAAGAAGAAGTGCACTAGGAGGATCAACCGGTCTTGCAGATTACAGAGGNGATGGTGAGTTCTTTATGTCTGTTAAAAGATTTATACCAGACTTTAAAGTTCTTACNGGTAATTCAAAAATTACATTGTTGTTAAATGACTATCCAAACAACACAGCTGCAAGCTCACCGCTTGGTCCCTTTACAATTACATCAACTACTGATAAGATAGATACTAGGGCAAGAGGAAGACTTGTTGCTCTTAAAATAGAAAATGATAGTACAGGCGAGACTTGGAGATATGGNACTNTAAGACTTGATGCACAACCGGATGGTAGNAGATAATGGAATTCTTTTTTAATCCAGAAACTGGAAGAGTAGAACAAAGATCAATGAATAATAATAACATTGGAATATCATCAATGTTTGATCAAGTATACTCTGATCCTTTTAATATAAATCGAAGAGATTCTGAAATTATAATTGGAGCAGATGGTAAAGCTAAAACAATTCCTATTTTACCTATGTCATCAGAAGAAATCATGGCAGGTAGTATAGTGCCACCTGACTTTAATGCTGAAAGATTTCAAAGTATATTTCCTACGTCAGGTATTATGCAAAGTTCACCTACACAAAACTTTGAATTTTTATCTTCAGCTTATGAAGATGATGATGCCGAACAAGTAGAATTTTTAGGAAGTCGACCTAATAAATTTCAAGAAGGCATTGGAAAATTATTTGAACTATTTCAAAGATTTTCTCCAACAGCTAATATTATAAGAGGTATTGAAAGTATTAGAGACAGATTTGATACAAGACAAGCTATTAGAGATGATATAATTAGAGATACTCAAGGAGGGCCTATCATTACTTTTAGAAATCAAAAACAACAAGAGCAAGATAAAATAGATGATAGAGGAAGAGGACAAATACCTAGTCGAACGACTAGCGCAGCCGATATTAGATCAAGAGATTTAGGTAGTATGAGAGGTGGAGTGGGCAGATAATGGCTAAGATAACTGTATACATACCTGAACCAAAAGAAGAATATGATGTGTCTAATCAAAGACAAGTTTTAGAAGCATTAGATACTGTAAAAAATCAACTTAATTTTTCTTTTCAACAAGATTTAAAAAACGAACAAGACGCTTTTAATTATTTTTTATCATGACAATAAGATACAAGAATGCAATAAAATCTTTAGCAGATACTAATTTAAATACTGTTGTAACTATATCTACATCAGCAGTAGCTATTGTTAAAAGTGTATATTTTTCAAATTCTAGCACAGGAACTATTTTATGTAATGCTTCTATGAGGGATAGTTCAGCAAGCACAGACATAGAGTTTTTTAGAAAGAGTATGGGTTCATCTTCTCAAGAAAATGCCTCACCACAGGGCTTGAATTTAGAAGCGGGAGATGCTATAAAAGCGCAAGCAGCAACAGCAAATAAAGTAACAGTTGTAGTTAGCTACGCAGAAATAGATAGATCGCAAGAAAATGGATAAAGACATACCAAAGATAGAGTGTA